CTAGAGCCCGGCCGAGCGGCAGAATCCCGGCGCGTCCTGGCGATTCTCGGAGCACCAGGCGGCGACCGCGCGGCCGCCCATGGGCTTGAGTTCCAGCTCGTGGACCTGGTCGATCCAGCGCTGATAGGGCTGGGTGTGCTGCTCATCGATCAGGTCCCGGGCGTCGTCGGTCGTCCAGCGCGCCTTGGCGGCGAGGTGGTGGCCGCCGCCCTGGGTCTCTTGGCGCAGGTAGAACAGCACCCGGTCGTAGTGTTCGAGGGCCGGTTCGCCCGCCTCGGTGAGAATGTCGCGGGCGGCCTGGCCCCAGGTGCGCACGGCGTCGGCCTGGCTGCCGGTCGGGCCCAGGTCCACGAAGACCTCTCCCAGCATCTCGTCGCCCACCTGGAGAGTGGAGCGGACTTCGCCGATCTCGTAGCTCGCGCCCCAGCCGCCGGCATCGCGCAGGGCGGCCTCGGCGGCGGCCTCCGGGTCGGCCGGGTTCGCGCTCTCAGCGCTGGTCCCGGCGTCGGGCTCGGGCATCAGGGCGCGGCCGATGATGAGGGCGCCCACGGCGACGCCCAGGGCGGGGCCGACGGTGCCCCGCCGGGTCGGGTTGGGGTCGCGGTCGTTGGCCAGGGCGCTGGGGCGCACCAGGCCGACGACGGCCACGATGAACATGAGGACGGCGAACAGCGCGAGGCCGTAGCCGAGGATCATCCAGATTATATCCATGGCGGGGTCTCCTTGTGTGCCTGGCGCTACCCTGCCCGGGGCTGGCGCGGGGCGCAACCGGGCTAGGTGGCTCGGGGCTCGGCCTTGAGCCGGGTAGTGCCCCCGCGGCCGATCTCGTGGCTCACGGAGTTGATTACCCACTCGCCGTCGGCGTAGCCGGGCGGAACGCCGGGGAGGGTGATGGGAGACTCGAGGAAGAGATCCGGGCGGGCCGGCAGCGAGAGGGATAGCTTCATGGCCTGCCGGCGAGACTCGGCCAGGCGCGCCCGGGCGGCGGCGCGGGCCTCCACCTCGGTGGGGTAGACGTCGCGCAGGACGGTGGCCGGCTCGCCGCTGCCCACGGTGACCGCCATGCGCACGGCGGTGGCGAAGTCGTGATAATGGGCGGTGACGCTCTGCAGCTCGGCGCGGCTGTCCTGGCTGATGCTCCAGCGGCTGGCCTCGGTAACGTCGATCTCCACGGCCGGCAGGCTGGAGCCGTCGGCGCCCTGGCCGGACCCGCGCGGGGTCATCATAAGACGGCCGGCCAGGACGGTGGCCACGGCATTGTAGCGCCGCCCCAGCTCCGTGAGGATGGACTGATCGGACTGGTCGATCTGGTCCAGGTGCGGGATCTCGACGCTGGCCAGGTCGGGGTGGATCTTCGGCGTCAGCCCGTGCTCGCCGGCGATGGTCTCGGCGATGCCGGCGAGCGTAAGCCCCTCCCACACGCGGGTGCGCGGCTCGCGCATACCCGGGCCGGCGCCGCCGGCGGTGGCGGAGTCGGTCCAGTTGATGGCGCTGGCGCGCAGGCTGATCTCCGGCCGGGGGCCGCCGGCCTCCACGCTGTCGACCACGTAGGCGCCGACGCGGTGGAGCTCCCGGCCGTGATACCCCATGCGCACGCCGATCTCCACGCCCACGCGCGGCAGTTCCAGCGGCGGGTCGTTGTGGAAGGCCAGATCCAGCGAGCCGGCGCGGTCGCCCGCCTCCTGGGAGGCGGAGGCGCGGCGGAGGCGGCGCTGCAGCTCGTCGCTCGCGGGCTCGCCGTCGATGGTAAGGGCGATCTGCGGCTTCATCAGTCCCAGAGCCGGGGCGCGCCCGGGCCCTCCTCGGCGTCGGGGAGGTCCGGCAGGGTGATCACGGTGCCGGCCTCGAGGACGGGGCCAAGATCCGCCAGCCCCGGATTGGACTCCATGACGGCCACCACGGCGGACTCCCGGCCGTAGTGTCGGTAGCAGATGGCGTCGAGCAGGTCGCCGTCCACGGTGCGGTAGGTCGCGCTCATCCCTCACGCTCCCCGTAGTAGTTCAGGCGCAGGCGCACGCCGATGGCGCGGGCCTCGCCGTTGGTGGCCAGCCGCTGGGCGTCTTCCTGGACGGACTGGATCACCCACAGGCCGAGCGCCCGGCCGGATCCCATTACCAGGCGCAGCGGCCGGCCGGCCGCGCCGGCGGCGCGCAGTTCCTCTACCGCCTCCCGCCCGGCGGTCATGCCGGAGCCGGGGTAGAGCTGGGCGGATAGCTGGATCTGGTCACGGCCGGGGCCGAGGAAGGCCAGGGCAGGGTGGTTGCCGATGCGGTCCTCCGAGGACCAGCGGTAGTCGGTGGACCGGCTCACGCTGTCCGGCGCCACTCCACCGGTGCGGAATCGGAACTCCCCCAGGGCGATGAGGCTAGGCATGGTCCTCCGCGAGCTGTCGGCTCTGGCTGTCGAACTGGGCGCGGACGGCTTCCGCCAGGTCCTCGACGCTCATGCCCTCGGCGCCGGAGACCTGGATCTCGACGCGGTCCACGCGCTGGTGGACGACCACGCCGCCGCCCCCGCTTCCGCCTCCACCGGTGGAGGCGGCCGGGGTGGAGGCGGGCGCGCCCCCGCGGCCGCCACGGCGGACGGTGGGGGAGGAGTCCCCGCCGGTGTCCGGCTTCGCGGCCTCGCCGCCCTCGTCGTCGCCGCCGAACCAGCCGCCCACGGCGCTGGCCGCGTCCCCGATCCAGCCGGCGACGTCTTTCAGCGGCTGGATGAAGGGGTCCAGCCATTCCATTGCGCCGCTGACGACCTTCTTGATCCCGCCGAACAGCCCCCCGATCCACTCCGTTATCGGGTCCCAGTACTGCATCAGGAGGCCGAGCGGGGACCAGGCGAGGGCATTCTTGATCCAGCCCATGCCGGAGCTGATGGCGTTGGTGATCCCGCCCCAGATCCGGCCGAAGAAGCCGCTGATGGGCTCCCAGTACCGCCAGATCAGGGTGGCGCCGACGACCAGGCCGGTGATGATTAGGCCGATGGGGTTAGTCAGCAGCGCCAGGCCCACGGCCTTGATCGCGGTGACCACGCCGCCGATGAGAGCCTTACTCGTGGCCCAGGCGCCCACGGCCACGGCCTTGAGGGCTCCGCCAAAGCTGAGGGCGGCGAAGCGGGCGCGCAGGGAGGCGCCGACATACGCCACCTTGGCCGCCACCAGTCGCCATGTGGACGGGCGCAGGAGGTCCACGGCCATTCGCCCCACGGTGATTGCGTCGCTGAACAGGGTCCCGGCGTACCGCGCGCCGAGCATGGCAACCTTCAGCCCGACCAGTCCCACGGCGAGGCCGACGACGGCGGTGGTCACGCCCGGGTAGGCCTCGGCCATCTGGGTGATCCAGGTCACGCCGGCGCCGATGACCGAGAGGGCCTGATTCAGCGGCGGCAGCAGGACCGACCCCAGGGTGATCCCGAGGCTGGTCACGCGGTTGCCCATGAGCTGCAGCGCGTTGGCGGTGGTCTTGCTCCGCTCCTCGTACTCGGCCTGGGTCGATCCGAGGTACTGCGTCTCGTCGGCGGTAAGCTGGTTGGCCTGGCGCAGATTCTCCAGCTGGCCGATGAGCGGCATGATCGCCGATTTCGACTCCTCGCCGAATATCTGCTTGGTGATCGCCCCCTGGCGCTCGCCGTCCAGCTCCCGGATCTTGGCGAAGACGTCCTCGATGGCGCCCTGGGCGTCGGTCTGCATCCGCTTTGCGAGGGTGCCGGCCTCCATGCCCAGGGCGGCGAGGCCTTCCTTCTGCCGGGCGGTGGCCGCCTCGCCGGCGGTGAGGCTGCCGGTGATCTTCTTCAGCGCCGTCGAAGCACGCTCGGCGGAGGTGCCGGACGAGAGCAGGGCGGCACCGAGGGACGCCGTCTCGGTGGCCGCCAGGCCCGCGGCCTGGGCGGTGGCGCCTTCGCGCTGGACCACTTTGGCCAGCTCGCCGGCCTCGGCGTTGAGGTTGTTCGAGAGGTGGTTGACCGCGTCCGCCAGGCCGTTGGTCTGCTGCTGGGTCAGGCCCATGCCGGCCCGCCAGGAGGCCATCATCTTCCCGGCCTGGGCGCCGGAGAGGTCGAACGCGGTGCCCATGCGGACCGCCGACTCGGCGAACGCCGTGAGCTGGTCCCGGGCGATCCCGGACTGCCCGGCCGCGGCGACGACGTCCGCGATCCCCTCGGCCGCCATCGGCATCTGGGTGGAGAGCCGGCGGATCTCGTTCCCCATCGCCTCGAACTGCTCGGGGGTGTCGAAGTCGACCACCTTGCGGACGTCCGCCATGGCCGACTCGAACTGCACGGCCGCGCGGATGGGCGCGGCCGCCGCGATGGCGGCCCCGACGGTGCCCATTACCTCGCCGTGGAGCTGCTGCCGCCGCTGGCTGTTGTTCTGCAGCGTCTGCAGGCGCTGCATCTGCCGCTCGGCGGTGGCGGCGGAGTCGGAGAGGCGCTGGTACTCGCGGTCGATCCCCGCGATGCTCATGCCGTAGGACTTCGCCGCCGCCTTGGCTTCGGAGTACCGCCGCTCCAGGTCGGCGATGCCCTGCTGCATGCGGGCGGAGGTGTCCCCGGTCTGGGCCTGCTTTCGGCGCAGGGCCTGGAGCTGGTCGCGGTAGCGGATGACGCCGCCGGCGACGTCCCGGGCGTTCCAGGTCTGGCGCAGAGCGGAGCCCACGCGGCTGGTCCGCTCCTCCACCGAGCGCATGGCGTTGCCCAGGGAGGGGGCGAGGCTGGCGCCGATGCGGATCCCGATGGAGGTATCGGCCACAGTGGGCTCCTACTGGCTCGGTGGGTCGGGCTGGATGGCGCGGGCGGCGTCCAGCCACTCGGTCAGGTCGTCACACTCCAGGGCGAGCAGGTCGCCGAGCCCCCAGCCGGTATAGCTGGCCAGCTCGGCGCAGGCCTTCCTCAGCTCCCCGGCGCCTAGTCGAAAAAACCCCGGTAGACCTCCTGGAGCTGGAGGTAGTCGGCCAGGTCCAGGTCCTGGATGGCCTCCTGGGGGAGGCCGGAGAGGTTGGAGAAGATGGAGACCTCCTGCTCACCAGGGCCGCCGCCCGACTTCTCGGCCAGGAGCTGGTCGCGGACCTTGGGCCGGCGCAGCTCGATCTCGGTGACCTGCTGGCCGTCCACGGTGATGGGGTCGTTCAGGGTGACGCGGTTACTCATCGGTGGACCCCTCGGCCTTCTCCGTCGGGGCCTCGGCGGTCTTGGCCGTCTTGGTGGCGGACTTGTTGCCGCCGCCCTTGCCCTTGAGCTGGAGGCGGGAGCCCTCCAGGTGGGCGGCCTCGCGCCGGCTCATCTGGACCTCGGCGTCCTTGGGGACGACCTCGCCGGTCCGCTTGTCGCGGAACGGGCGCAGGGCGATGTAGGTCTGGGGCTGGTTGCGCTTGTCGTTCATGTCGGCCATTGATGGTCTCCAGTTACATGCCGATGGCTTTGCGGACTTCGGCGAGCTGGTCCACGCCCTGGAGCTTCCGCACCATGTTGGGGACGTCGATCTCGACGGTCGGCGTGCCGCCGATGCTCAGAGCGAAGTAGCGGCAGGCGACGGAGAACGTGTTGGCCGCCTTCTCGCCGGGCTTCCAGTCGCCGAAATCTACCTCCTTCCATGCGCCGTTCATCGTCACTACGGCCGGGGTGATCTCGCCGTCCTGGTCCAGGGCCGCGCGGGCGGTGATGTTCACGATGTTGCCGGGCACGAGACCGAGAAGCGCGAAGGTGGCCGGGTCGTACTGGTTGACGGAGAGGCTGGCCTCCAGCTTCTCCATGCCGACGTCCAGCTCCACCGCGGCGTCCATGCCGCCGCCCCGGTATTCCTCGGTCTGGATGGCGAGCTTGGGGAGCGTCAGGGAGTCGAACTGGCCGGCGAAGCCGCGGCCGTCCACCCAGACGTTGCAGTTGCGCAGGTACTGAGGCATTCCGGCCATGATTTAGCCCTCGATTACTTCGGAGAGGTAGCCGTCCACCAGGTGGGAGCGGAAGGTGATCCGCTCGGCCGGGTAGACCGGAGTGAAGTCGAAGTCGATGTAGAGGTGGCCCGATTTGAGCGCGTCCTCGGTGTTCAGCGCCGGGTCGGCCCAGGCCTCGCCGCCGAGGATCGCGCCGCGCGCCTTGAGCGAGCGGAGGTATTCGTTCACGCCCTCGACCACGTCCTCGACGAAGGTCTTGGTGATGCCCCGGTCCACGGCCCACATGTGGGCGCGGAGGATGGAGTCGTTGACCATGTCCGCCGTGCGGCGGACGGGCTCGAACGCCCACTTGGCATCGCTGGAGGTGGTGCGGCCACCCCAGAAGCGGAACCCCTCCTGCTGAATGACCGTGCTGACCTCTTTCTCGTTGAGGAGGTTCGCGCGGCTGTTCGGGTCGCCCAGGGTGAAATCGATCGGGCGGTCGGTCCCGGAGATGCCGTAGATCAAGTTATTGGAGATCGACACCCAGAAGCCCCGGTCAGCGTCCACGCGGGCGCGGAGGCCAACGGCCGCCGAGGAGAGGGAGCGGGAGACGTAGGCGCTGGCCTCGGTGTCCCACACGCGGACCATCGGGTCACAGACCATGACCCGGGCGGAGCCGAACAGGTCCCGGTAGGTCTGCGCATCGGAATCAGTGGTGTTCGGGCCGTCGGCGTAGACCATGGCGGCCAGCTGCTGCGCCTTGGACTCCAGGGCGGTGGTCACCGGGGCGCCGGTAATGTCATCGGTGGTGTCGTCCCGATCGACGTAGCCGGTCCCGACGCCGCCGGGGGCCGCGAGGATGCGCGGGGTAAATCCGACCTCGCTCTGCGCATCGAGCAGGGCCTCGACGCCCTGGCGGTTGCCGCTGGAGTCGGTCCCGCCGATGATGTTGCTCACCGTCTCGGCGTCGTCCGCCCCTTCGGTGACGCGGACCACGACCACCAGGGCGCCGGTCTGCTCCAGGATCAGGTCCATGGCCGCCGGCAGGGTGCCGGCGCCATCGCCCACGGTGTCGAGCTTCGCCGCCTCGGTGGGGCTGCCCGCCACCAGAACCGGAGTATCTAGGGGGAACGCCTCCGCATCGGCGTCGGGCGCGGTGCCGACGATCCCGATGGTAGACGAGCGGACTGTGCGGATCGGGCGAGTGCCGCCGTCGATCTCGACGACCTCTACACCGTGGAGATAGGACTCCGCCATCTCGCGTCACCTCGTTGCTGAGCCTGACGCGATAATGGGGAGCGCTGCGCTAGGGAGTCCGGGGGGCGGGGGTCAGGTGGTGGCTCTAAAGCGTTACCACCTCAGATGTCCTGCGCGCCAGGCACTGCGCCTACAGGCAGTAGAGCAGGACCCAGAAGACAAGTGCGCCTACTGGCATAAACATTACTGCCTTCGGAATCTCTGTCTCTGAAAATCCCGGGTCTCTTACGATCGCGTCGTGGAATATCCGTGGCGGTATGCGCGACCCCTCTTCGCTTCTCGCGATGATCTTTGTGTAAGGGACAACGAATGGCTCGCTCATGCTTCCATCGCCTTGATATTTAGGCTGACGGGCCTGCACCTTTATTCCAAAAAGGCCGTATTTTATTTTTAGCTTTTTGGCAAACTCTTGATTTCCGCCTTGCGTCGGCAGAGGGCGGCCATTTTTTGATTCATCCAGCACTCTCTCTCCATCCTTGAATGATACCCCATTGCCATAAAAGAAAGGCGGGTGATTGTTGCCCCTTTCAAATCCATCTACCTTGTACAACAACTGGTCATCTTCACCGCTTGTAAATATTCGCCTCGCTAGATCTATCCTGAAAGATGTAGAATCATTACCTCCGATTGACCTCACTCTTACATCAGACAAGAAGCGCCACACGAAGTAGATCCACGCGACCCAGGCTCCAACAATGGCGACGGTCGGATACTCTAGGGAGACGAACATAAGGCCAAGGGTCCCGGTTTTGTCATCGGCCGGGTGGCCACCACCAAGGTGAAAGATGGTCAGAAGTACCGACGAGACGATCAGGTTTCGACGCTTGGCTTGGAGGTTGTGGTCTTCCACTGCTGCAACCCCTTCTCCGGGAAAACGCGGTCGTTTAGTGATGTTATCATCATAACGCCAACTTGCTGGAGGGATTATGCCATACGAGCTTAAAGTAACGTACATGGACAAAGGGCCGGCGAAGATTCGGGGGAAGACGACAGACGATGGATCGGGTGATCATCTTCTGGTGCTACATACTTCCGGCGGGGCAAGACCGGGATACTCGCCAGAGAGGCTGATTGACGATGTCGCCAGAAGCGACTTGGGTAAGCCGTGGATGCAAGGAGCGCCGCGCATAAGCATCGGGCCATCCACTATCTCTGCGCAATACGAATAGGGTAAATCCTCGCAGCGGGCGCACGCGCCCGCCGGGCGGAGTAGGGGCGGCGGTTACTCGGAGGGGGTGTCTCGGGCAGAGGCCCGGCGCCACTCACCCACCCGCCGCAGCCAGAATCCCCGGCACTGACCCTGGATGAGGTGCGCCCTCCAGGATTGGAGGGTGTCCCGCGCGGCGGCCGGGCTTACTCGTCCCTCCTCCCGGCTGTTCCTCAGGCCGCGCATCTGTCGGCGGATGCGGCGAAGAGTCTGGCCTTTTACCCGGAATGCGTGCGGCCAGACTCGATAGCCGACGTAGGTCACGCCCTCGGCTCGGCTGATGTTCACTTTCCCGGCGCGCAGGCCCAGGGCCGCCAGCTCTTGTTCTATCTGGTCGCGCCAGGCCCGGAGCTGGGCGCGGTCGCTGCTCAGGACCAGGATGTCGTCCATGTACCGCATGTAATGGCGCACGCCCATCTCGCGCTTGGCCTTCTGGTCGACCTCATTCAGCACCAGGTTGCCGATCCATTGGCTGGGCAGGTTCCCGGTCCCAAGGCCGACGGCCGGGCCGCCTGGCTCCGCGCTATCTATGACCTCGTCCAGTACGGCGAGCGTGCGGCGGCATGCGATGCGCTTGCGGATGACGCGCTTGGCGACCGAGTGCGGGACGCTGTCGAAGAACTTGGAAACGTCGATGTGCAGGGCCCAGGCCGATTCGCCCCGGCGCCGATAACGGCGCATCCACTGCTGAAGCCGGAAGACGGCCTGATAGGCGCCGCGCCCGCGAACACAGGCGTAGGTATCGGCAATGAGCGCTCGGGTCCAGATGGGCTCACAAACTCGGCAGACCGCCTGCATGGCAACCCGGTCGCGGTACGGGGCGGCGGCAATGTCTCTCCGCTTGGGGTCGTAGACGCGGAAATGCCGGTAATCACCCACCCGATACATGCTCCAGAGCATTTCGTTCTGAAGGGCTCCGAGGTGGGTCCACAGGTCGGCGTCGAATCGGGCTACCTCCTGGCTCCCGCTCTTTCCGCGCCGGCATAGCCGATGAGCTGCGACGAGGTTGTCCCAGTGCGCGATCTCTTCGATGAGGTTCTTGGCCTTCCTGCCCATGCGTTCTCCTCCTCAAAAAAGCGGGCCGGGGCTTTCGGTCTCCCTACTCGCGCCGGCCCGCCCGGATCGGTTTGGCGCCCTGCGGGCACCGGGACTGAGAAGCTGACCCCCTGAGGGATTCTGGGTGACGCCGACCGTTCGGCGCCCTCTCAAATGGTGGTCACTGGCGCCACGCACCCCGACATTGCCATTCGCGTTCCACGGTTTCGTATTCCAGTTCACGCAGCCGGCCCCGCCGCGGGAGCCGTTGTCGAAGTTGCCGCCGCCGATGGCGGAGCGCCGAAACCCTCTCAGCCCTTGCTTTTGACCCGCTCCCGCCAGGCACCGACCATCGCCTTGATCTGATAGAGGGTGCCGCCACGGTCTCGCGGGTCGTCTTCTACTGGAGGGCGGGAGACGCGGCCGACGGCGGCGGGGCGCAATAGCCCCTGCTTTGCCGCCGCCGCGAGCCGCCACTCCACCTTTCGGGTCTGCTCGTGTAGACGGTAGACCCGGCTAGGCTGCCCGGAGCTCGCGGCCTCGATGACCAGGTCCACCAGATGGCGGAGCTGGTCCTCCAGGTCGGCGCCGGTGCGGTAGCGGTGGGATCTGGGGATGCGCTGAATTGGCCCCGCCAGCTCGTGCCACAGCTCCTCGGCCCGCGCCTGGAGTTCAAGGCCGCCCTGCCGGGCGGCCGGCTCAGGCACTGCGTGCCCTCAGGGGGCCACTGGCGCCACGCACCCCGACATAGCCATTCGCGACCCACGGTTTCGCATTCCAGTACACGCAGCCGGCCCCGCCGCGGGAGCCGTCGTCGAAGTCGCCGCCGCCGATGGCGGAGCGCCAGTTGTCGTGGTAAACCTCGCCGCGCAGGTCGGCGGAGTACATGCCGACTTCGACCACGGTCCGGTCGTCGGAGTAGTTCGTCCCCGTGTTGTGCTGGTTGTCCAGCCAGTCCCAGAGGTTGCCGACGGCGTCGACCACGTTGTGGGAGCTGACGGCCTTGGCGACGGCGCCGGTAGTCGCGGGCCCAGAATTGCTGGTATCGGCCCAGGCCGTGTCGTTGGCAGCGTCCTCTCCCTCGGGGGCGCCCTCGGCGTACTCGTCGAAGAGACCCGCCCACGGGAGGACATAACCGCCCCGGCCGGCGATGATGCCGAGATCCCGGCGGGCGTAGACGTCGTCCTTGATCGGGGTGGCGTTGTACCGGCTCACGGGCACGACGTTCGCGCCGCTTCCGGAGCCCACCGAGAGCAGGTAGATGGTGACCCACCACCCGGACGGCAGCCGGACCATCCCCTCCGGTGGTGCGGAGGGGCGGTTGAGAAGGTCCCAGACCGAGTTCCAGACGATCTCCTCGGCGGGGGTGTAGGTCTTCACGTGGGCGTGGGCGTCGTCCAGGGGGCGGGTTCGGCCGAAGTGGAAGCCGCTGAACTTCCGGCTCGTGGCCGCCGTGAACCCGTCGGGCGTGGTGGCGTTCTTCGATGCGACCAGGTTGGCGCGGCCGTCCCCGACGCCGGAGGGGACGGCGTAGAAGTACACGTCGTCGCCCACTGCCAGGCTGGTAACGGTGCCGTCTTCCTCGGTCGTGGGGTCTAGGTCGGTGACCGCGTCCAGCCGGTAACCCTGGCCAGCCAGTCCGCCGATGTTGATCGCGGCCTCCGGGGTGTTGAGAAGGTCGCCGTTGTCGCTCTTTTCGACGTGCCCAGCCTGCTCCAGGGCGGCCGGGCCGTCTGCGGTGATCATGCGCATGGGTCAGGCCTCCAGTTCGGCGATGTAGGCGTCCACGTCTGCGGCCGTCAGGCCCAGGCGGGATAGTTCGCTGTTCGGATCCTCCTGCCGACGCTGCTGACGGCGGGCGCCGTCCTCGTCGGTCAGGACGATGTACTCCGGTGGGTCGCCGTCCGGGTTCTCGTCGGCCCCCAGCTCGCGGTCGAAGAAGTAGGCGAATCGTCCATCTCGGAGGCGGCGCCACTCCTCGGCCATCTTCGCCGTGGGCATCTCGCCGGAGAGGGCCATGGAGTGGGCGACCTGCCAGTCATGCAGGGTACGGCGGTGTCGGGGATTCCCAATCATCTCAGTAGTCCTCCAGGTAGATTTGACCGTCGGCGTCCCGGGTGAAGCGCTTGGCGTCGCTGAACGTGGCCAGGGCAGACCCGGCGCCGGACGCCGAGAGCGCGGCCCAGAGGTCCGCGGCCGGGGTCCAGGTGGTGCCGTCCACGGTGCCGTCGGCCTCGGTGGAGAGGTAGAGGACCGGGGTGGCGGTGGAGGTGTCCCAGGCGGCCTCGTAGAGGCGATCGGCGGCGAGGTTGCCGTTGGGGTCGCCGGTGCTCTCGCGGCGCAGGGTGTCGGCGTGGATGCCGATCCGCAGGCTCTCGGCGCCGTGGGCCACGCCCACCTCTACCGGGTACGCCGGCCGGTCCGTGATCAGCGCGCCGGCGTCGGATCCGCTGAGGTAGTAGGTGGCGCCGGCGGTGAGGCCGGTAAGCAGGCCCTCGGCCAGCCCGCCGGAGTAGACGCGGCCGTTCACGGCATCGGCCAGTCCGACGGGGTGGGAGGCGGCCGAGCCGTCGGCGATGGCGCGCTTGTACTCGCCGGCGTCGTGGTCCCAGTAGACGGCGTCGCCGGTACTGACGCCGGAGGCGAGGGTGGCGTCGGTGATGTAGTCGGCCCGGGCCTCGCGCTGGACGAGCTCGCGGGTGGCCAGGACCACGGAGGCGTCGACCTTGAGGGTGACGGCGCTGGTGTCCGAGACCTCGGTGATGAACCGGACCGTCTGAGTGCGGCTGCTGCCCTCGTCGAGGACCGGCTTGTAGGTCTCCGGGTAGTTGCCGTAGGCAATCAGATCGCCGTCGACGTCGAAGATCCCCACCTCGCGGATCGTCCAGCCGCCGACGTCCGGCGGCAGGACCTGCTCGACCACGATCCAGCTCGGGTTATCCGGGTCGGTCTGGCTGGAGTTGATGCTCGCCCGGCGGACCTCGTTGACCAGGGACTCGAAGCTGGAGTCGGGCGTCGGCAGGGATCCGTCGCCGTCGCCCACGGCCAGGTCGGTGATCTCGATGGTCTCGCCCACGGCGATGGCGTTGGCGATCTTGTTCTGCCCGACGTCGGTCAGGATGGTGTAGAAGGTGGCCATGATCTGCTCCTATGCGGGGTAGACGGTCGCGGAGTCCTCGCCGTCCAGCGCCGCCCCGTAGTGGTGGGCGCCGCTCACGGTCACGGTCTGGGGCTGATACGGCATGACGGCGGTCACGTCGCCGTCGTAGACGGCCGCGGCGTAGTAGTGGGTGCCCCGGGTCTCGCCGGCGAGGTCCAGGCCGGTGATGTGGCGGCTGACCGGGCGGGCGTCGTCGATCAGCCGCTCCAGCTCTTCATACATCGTCGGGGTGATGCCGGTGTCGCGGACGCCGATCTTGAGGGCCGCGGTGCCGCGCGGTCCGGGCGGGTCGGTCTCGAACCACTCGATCACCTCCAGGAGGTAGCCCAGCGGCTCGACGACGCGGCGCAGCGCCGAGATCGTCCCCTTGTGGCGGTGGACGTCCCAACTCGCGCGGATCACGCCCCGCTTGGTGGCCTCGCTCCAGGTCGGGTCCCACCGGTCGACGCTGACGGCCCAGGCGAGGTAGGGGAGCAGGCGCTCGGGGCAGCCCTCGGGGGTGCAGATGTCCCGCAGCGGGATGGGCACGCGCTGGATCTCCGCCAGGGCCTCGGCCGCCGCGCGCTCCAGCGGGGTGGCGTTGCTCGGCAGAATGGGGGCGCGGTCGTCACTCATCGCTGCCGCCGATCGCTACCGTCGTGCCCGTGCAGTACGCGGCCTGGGTGTTGTCCAGGACCACGTCGGCGGCGGGGCTGGCCAGCTCCACGCGCTGCACGCCCTCGACGTGGAGGGCGGCGTGGAGGGCGGAGATCCGAATATCGCGGCCGAGCCGCTGCTGCTGGCTTACGTACTCCTGCAGCGAGGCCTCGGCGGCCTCCAGGATCGGGTCCTGCTCGGGGCCGGGGTAGACGTAGAGGGTGGCGTCCACGGCGTACTCGACGATCGTGGCCGACTGCACCGTGAGCAGGTCGGCCAGGGGCCGCACGTCGTCCGGAGAGAGAGCGTCGTCGACGGCGGTGAGCAGGTCGGCGGAGGCGGTGCCGTCTCCCTCGGTGGAGAGGACGGTGACCACCACCTCGGCGCCGGCCGGCGAGGTGGCCGAGACGTCCGCGACCCGGCCGTCCGCCGAGCGGGCGTGGTACTCGTAGGACTGGCGCGGGCCGGCCACACTCAGGCCCTCCCAGGCCTGCTGGGCGCGAAGGCGCAGGGAGTCGTCGGACTCGTAGGTCGGCGGTACAGGGGGGGTCGCGTCCTCGTCTCCCTCGTCGATCACCTGGCGCTCGACGTTGTAGTCGGCGGCTATGTGATCCAGGTCGTCGTCGGTGGCGTAGGCCAGCATCCGGGCGCGGGCGGAATCGTTCACGCGCTGGCGCAAGTTCAGCTCGCGGTAGGCGTTCTCCTGGAGGAGCTTGGTAATCGGCTCCGAATCTCGCTCCAGGGCGCGGGCCCAGCTGTCCCGCGCGTCCTCGCCGTTGGTCTCCAGGACGAGAGCCAGGAACTTCCCCTTCCGCTGCTCCAGGATCTCCTCATAGCTCAGATCCTCGACGACGTCGGGCGCGGGCAGCTGGGAGAGGTCGATCACGCTCACTGCCGGGCCTCCACGCCGACGACCAGGGCCGCACCGGTGTCACGGCGCCGCAAGTCGCACTCCAGGACGGCTCCGCCCTCTTCATAGCGGAGCTGCACGTTGCTGACCTTGACGGCGGGCTCCCAGCGCTCGATGGCGTCCACGGCGGCGGCGTAGAGGTCCAGTTCCGTCTCCGGGCTGATGGGGCCGTCGATGAGGGCCGGGAGGTCGCTGCCGTACTCGCGGCGCATGACCCGGGTGCCGCGCCGGGTGGTGAGGATGTCGGCGATGGACTGCCGGATCCGCTCCTCCTCGGTCGTGATCGCCTTGCCGGTGTGTCGGTCCAGGGCCATGGTCAGCTCACCGAGTAGGTGCCGGCCGAGGACCCAGAGGGGATCACGACCTCGGCGTTTGCAGTGATGTGCTCGACCGTGGCCTCGGCCACGGCCTGGGCCATGGCGCTGGCTTCGCCGACGTCGAGATTGAAGCCAGCGGCCTCCAGCTTGGTCTCAATGGCGGATTGCAGGGACGATTCATCGAGCGCCATATCAGCCTCCCGCCTTCACGATGCTGGATCCCTTCATGTGGCTAGACCCGGTGTAGGCGCACGGGTGCGCGGTGGTGACGACCTCCCCGTCGGTGCCGCCCAGCTCGATCGCGGGCGCGTCGACCACCGCCTTGCCGCCGGCGGTGGCCAGGACGTCGCCGCCGGCCTCGGCCTCGACGTTGCCGTCGGCCTGGACGGTGGCGTTGCCCTTGGTGATGACGGTCACGTCGCCGTCGACCGAGATGGTGGCGTTGCCGGTGATCTTGAGCCCCCGGTCGCCGGCCTCTTCGTCGTGGGTCTCCCAGGAGCCGTCGGGGTAGTCGGTGCGCGCCTCGGTCAGGCTGGAGCCGTTGGCCTCGCCGTCCGGGCCGTAGATGCCGGCTACGACGACGCCCTGCTCGGTGCGGCCGGAGGGGGAGAGGAGGAGCACCTGCTCACCGATGCTCGGCGGGTCCCATGTTCGGGTGTCGCCGGCCCGGGCATTCACCCACAGGAGGGGGGCGGTCACGGCGTCGCCGATGCGCACCCGGGCGCGCGGGGGCTTCGCGGTGACTTCCTCCACCGTGCCCACCATGACGATCCGGGAGAGGCGGCGGGCGAGGTCGATCAGCTCCCGCTCGCCCGTCATACGTCGTTTTCCTCGTATTCGTCGCCCTGGGCGGAGATGTAGACGGTGTCGATCTCCGGCGGGTCGCCTAGCCAGACGTCGTCACCCAGGTACAGGACCTGTTCCCAGGTGAGATACCAGCTCTCGTAGCCGTGCGGGCCCTGGCTGATCTCGCCCGGGCCGCCCTGGATCTGCTCCGGCGGGCGCACGGGCAGGCCGCCCCAGCGCTGGCGCCGGATCATCCCGAGGATCTGCGCGGCCATGGCGCGGATCTCGCGCTGGACGTTCGGCGTGCGGGTGGAGAGCACACAGTGGACGGTCCATGTGCAGCGCAGCGGCACGCGGTCGCTGCCGTCGTTCTCGCCGGGGTCCTCTTCGATGACCTCCAGCTCCAGGAGGGCGGCCGGGGTGTCGATGGCATCGCCCGGGCTGTAGGCCTCCACCGTGGCCAGCTGGGGGAGGCCATCGCGGAGGGTCTTCAGGATCGCGTCATGCTGCTCGGCCAGGGTCGTCATGCCCGCGACGGTAGGCGCGGGGCGGGCAATGGGTCCGGGGGGCGGGGGTCAGGGTCAGTCGAAGGCCTTGGCCATCTCGTAGTTGAGCTCCTGCTGCAGTAGTACGCCAAACCTACGGCTCGCACGGGCAGTGAGGCGGTCCACGGTTTCCTGCGCGGCCTCGTGAATGCTGATCGTCTCGACGTTGATCGGCAGCCTCTTCTTCGAGGAGCGGCGGAATACCGGGTAGCCGTCACCCCATGGCGCGAACGAGCCCCGGAACTGGCGGCGGCCGACCCGGGCACCACGCATGCGGCGAGACCACTCGACGCGGCCCAGGTGATGGACCGGGACGTCGATGGTGCCGATCCAGAGCTTCGCCTCCCCCCGCTTTCGATCCTGGCTGGTAACGATGCGGTTTTTCCCGATTGCTCGGGAGCTGACGTTGAACTCCTTGGCCACGCTCCGAGAGATTTGGCCCCGCAGCCAGCGGGCAGTCTTGGACGCCGCTCTGGCGGCGGCGGCCTCTACTGCCCTGCTGGATTGTCCGCCCAGCGCCTCCACCTGCTTGCGGCTGCGCTCGGTCCAGTCGGCGCGGATCTCCATGGGGCGGGCCACGGGTTACCTCCAGACGGTGCCGCTGGGGTCGTCGGTCTCGGCCGCCGGCTCCAGGACGAGGACCGCCAGGCCCTGGCCCCGGCGGGTGGCCGGCTTGGCGGTGAGGTAGTCCTCGCCGTCCACGGTGACCGCGGTGCCCACGGGGACGTCGTCGCCGTCGGCGGCCGGGACGACGATGTGGGTGGCCCGGGGGCCGTCGGCGAGGCCGTGGTCGGTGGCGCGGGAGCCGGTGCGGCTGATCCGGCCGGCCTCGTCGCCCCGGACCAGGATCGCGCTGACCTCCGCGCCGCCGACGGTGGCGGGGCGGCTGAGGCGGCGGATGATGGCCTCTTCGGCGGCGTTGAGGGCGGCGGTGATCACGGTCGGCTCCAGGTAGCGCGCACGGCGATGGGCGGCCGCGGCCGCCCATCAGCCCTGCGGGCTACTAGCTCTTGGTGATCTTCACCACCGCGTCGGGCCGGGTGCAGAGAGAGATCGGGTTGGACTGCACCTCGAGGTCGACGCCCTTGCCGTGGGGAAGGCGCTCGATGCTCGAGTACATGGGCAGGCCCACGGTACCCACGGAGTCGACATAGTCAGCGGGGGCAAACCGGGTGATGAACATGCCCGGGACACCCTCGGGGACGAGGTAGGCCTCCCCCTTGGGGACATAGGACCGTTCGCCGACGGTGTGGTTGTACTCCTCCCACTGGACGCCGCCGAAGGGGAAGGCGTTGCGGGGGTCGTTCCGCAGCATCTCGCCCTGGTTCCAGCGCTCGTAGGCGCTCTCTACGTCGGAGTGGGAGATGAAGGCATCGAAGAACTCGTACCCGCACAGGACTCGCCAACCGGAGATCGGGGATCCACCGAGGACCTTCTCCGCCTTGCGCTTCGCCTCCAGCACCTTGGTGCGGACCTTGGTGGTGGAGTCGCTGAGCTTGATGTCCTGCGTGGTCTGTTCCACGTCGAAATCGGAGAGGAGGTCCACCAGGACAGCGCCGTCGGAGTCCAGGATCTTGCCCTGGATAGCGGAGGCGCGCTGGTACTCGATAGTAGCGTCCAAATTCCGGCGGAGGCTGGCCTGACGGCTGCGCACGTAGCGCTCGACCATCTCCTCCTCCGACTCCTCGCCGAAGGCGCGCATGTTGGCGATCTCGTCCGCCATGATGGTATCGCGCTGGGGAAGGTGGGTGGTGTTAACCGGGATCATCTGGCGCTTGGGGGCAGAGCCGTGGGTGGCGGCACTGCCGCGCTGGCCGGCGGGGACCAGGCCGAGGCCGTCCTTCCGCTTCTCCACCTGGGCGGTGGTGGTGGTGATGCCGTCGGACTCGAAGAGGCCGAGGGCGCCGATCCGGCCAGGGACGGCCGGGGTCTCGTTCACGCTCGCGGTCAGGCTGCGAACGCTGAAGGCGTCGGAGTTGAATACGTCGAGAGTCGCCATGGGGCCTCCTCGTTACCGGACGATGATGTAGTTGTCGGCGAGCTGATCGGTGGCGCTGTCGTCCAGGCCGGTCAGCACGTTGCTGTCGATCTCAGCGAGCCGGGTCACGGCCACGGCGTCCACGGCGCCGCCGCTGGCGTCGGCCGGGGCGTAGAGGATGGCGGCCGCCACTTCGGAGCCGTCGGTGGCGCCGGAGCTGTAGGCGACGTAGTTGCCGGTGGCGGTGACCTTGCCCAGGACCTGGCCGGCCGGGAGGTTACCGGTTCCGATGGTGACGGTGTCCCGGCTGATCGCGCCCGGGCCCTCGCTGATGATCATCTCGCCGTTGCGGATGGCTTCTTCGAGCATCGTCTTGTCTCCTCGTTAGACGTTGTCGTAGGCGGCACGGGAGAGCCCGGTGCTCTCTCGGTACTGCTCGGTGTGGCCGGTGTCGCCCTCGGCGCTGCGGGCGCTGCGGACCTCCGGGCCGGTGTCGGCGGTGGCGGCCAGCAGGTCGGCGCGGACGCGCTCGGGGTCGGTCCCGGCCTGGATGTAGTCGTCGGCCACGTCGGCCAGGCCGGCGGCGGCACAGACGGCGCGGATCTCGGCGGTCTGGCTGTCGGTCAGGGCCGGGGCGGTCGGGTCTGCCTCGGTCGCCGGCGCGGCCGGCTGATCGGGGAGCTCGGCCAGGGGCTCGCCCTCGCCGGTGCCCTCCAGGGTCGGCGGGGCAGGCTGGTCCGGCTGAGCGGCGGCGGGCGCGGGCTCGGCATCCGGGGCCGGCTCGGCGGCCGCCTCCATCCGGGTGACGGAGGGGCCGTCGGCGGTGGAGGCGGTGTACTCCTCCAGCAGCTCGCGCAGGGTGCCGACCCGGTCGGCGAGGCCGGCGTCCACGGCGCGCTGGCCGCCGTAGACGGCCGCCTGGGTGGCCCGGGCGCCGTCGGCGCCCAGGGCGGGCCGGCCGGCGGCTACGGTCTCGACGAAGAGGTCGTAGAGGCGGTCGATCTCGCCCTGGATCTGGCTGCGGGCCTCGTCACCCAGGGGCTGATGGGGATTGCCGTCGACCTTGCGCTCGCCGGCGTAGATGTACTCCACCCGCACCCCGAGGGCTTCATTCAACCCGGACTGGTCGACGTGGTAGGTCACCACGCCGATGGAGCCGGCCCGGCCGGTGCGGCTGATCCAGACCTCGGAGGCGGCGGAGGCGATGGCGTACCCGGCGGAGAGGGCGCGGTCGTCGATGACGGCGATGATCCGCTTGTCGTCCCGGCGGGCGCGGATGCGGTCCGCCAGGTCGAAGGTGCCGGCCGCTTCGCCGCCGGGGGTGTCCAGCCGGAGGACCACGGTCGCCAGTTCCGCGTCGTCGACGGCGGAGTCCACCGCGTCGGCGATCTCTTCGTAGCTCGGCGGGGCGCAGAACTTCTGCGCCGGGGCGCGGTGGACCAGCGGGCCGGAGACGTCGATGACGCCGATCTGACCGTGGCGCTGGAGGAGGTCGGAGTCCTCCCGGTCCGGCGTGGGCGAGGGCCCGCGCAGGTAGGCGGAGAGCAGGGCCTGGCCGCTCTCCGGGTCCACGAGCAGCGGCTGCCCCATGGCGCGGCTGTACAGCTCGCCCACCAGGTCGCCGCCACGGCCCCGGCGGAACAGCCGGGCGAGTAGGCTGGTCGATTCACTCATCGTTTTCTCCGAGTCCGAGGGATTCCTCGCGCGCCAGATCCTCAGCGCGCTCCTGGTCTACGTCTTCGGCGTCCCGGCCGCGCCGGGCCACCACCGACTGACGGCTGTCGAAGCCGGCATCCACGGCCTTCTTGTCGGCCTGGACGTCCTGCAGCGGGTGGATGTGCGGCCAGGCCTGCGGGCGCCACTCCACGCGCTGGTACTGGGCCCGGCGCTCGCCGTAGTCCGGCACGCGCAGGGCGCCGGAGAGGACGGCGCGGTCGATCCAGGCCTGGATGATGGGGCGGCAGAACTGGTGGATGGTCTGCTGCTCGCGCACCTGCTCCAGCTCGCGCCGGTACTGCTGCACCGTCGCGCGCCAAGTGCGGTCGTTGATGTTGCTGTAGTCCTGGCTGATGACCTCCACCGGCATGCCGAGGCCGGCGGCGATGCCCAAGAGCTGGTGGCGGCTGAAATCTTTGTATCCGCTGCCGGTGTTGTCGCCCTCAAAGAGATTGATCTTTTCGCCCGGCAGCAGGGCGGTGAACTGCCCCGGCTGCGTCTCGGTAACCGGGTCGCCGGCGGCGTCGTAGCCCAGCTCCTCGCCGGTGATCGGGTCGTACTGCCAGTCGTTCTCGCCGGGGTCGGGGCGCTCGATGGTCCCGGTGTACGCGGCGCGGGTCTTCTTCCGCTCCAGCTCCGCGTCGTCGTACTGGTCGTACTGGTAGGCGCGGACCAGGGCCTGGGTGGTCTCCGGCTCGCCGCGCAGCTGCCCGGGGCGCAGGGGGCGGTAGAGGTGGATCACCTCGTCGGCCGGTACGCGCACCAGGTCGGCCAGGTGGCCGCCGTCGTCGGGGTGCCGGCGGTGCATCCAGTAGGCGACCCGGCGGCCGATGACGTCCAGCTCGATTCCGCTTACGATCTCGCGCCCGCCGCCCAGGTCCCGGTGGTAGTGGGCGGGGCAGTAGTCGGCCTCCAGGAGCTGGATCTGGAGCGGGACGGGCAGGCCGTCGCTCTGCCGGCGGCGGCGGATGCGAGCGAAGACCTCGCCGGACTCGCGGCGGGACCGGACCGCCAGGGCCATGAGGCCGTAGAAGTCGAGCGCGCCGTCGGCGTCCGCATGCGGCAGCCACTGCCGGTACAGCTGCCGCATGGCCTCGCCATAGCCATCCGGGGCGCGGAAGCGGGGGACGATGCCGGTGCCGATCTCGTCGGCCACCGCAGCGTCGAGCCCCCGGCGGATCCAGGGGGAATTGCGGGCGGCCGCGCGGGAGCGGCGGCGGATGCGGTCGATCTCCGCAATCGCGGCGCGGCGCGGGGAGGCGGCCGGGGCGTCCCACCCGCCGAGGCGGCGGCCGGTGGCGCTGGCGTCATAGATCCGCGCCTGCGGCAGCCAGTCGGCGGCGGCAGCCTGGGGCCGCCGGGGGGCGCGGACGGTAGCGAGCCGCGTCATAGACCGCTCCGGTAGCGACTACGCAGGACGCGGGGCCGGCGGCGGGTGCCGTCCTCGGCGGCGACCAGCTGGGCCACGCGGGCGCGCTCGGCGCGCAGCTGCGGCAGGGACGCGCTGGTGAACTGAGCGGTATACCCCTCATAGCTCACCTGGGTCACCTGTTCGCCGGTGATGATCCGGGTGATGGCCGCGTCGATGGCGTCGAGGTCTGCCTGAGTGGCCATCAGAGGATCCCCACACCGTTGCCGACCTGGATGACCCAGAGGATGAGGCCGCCGATGACGGCGATGGTCGCGCCGACCAGGCCGACCGCCCAGATCATCCGGTTGATCTTGCCCTCCAGGGTGCCGAATCGGCTCTCCAGGCCCTGGATGTGGCTCATCAGTCCCCGGTAGTCGTCCTGGCGGCCCCGCGCCTCTTCGCTGATCTCGGTGCGAAGGGCGCCGACCTCGCTCTCCCGGGTCTCACGCTCCCGGGCAATCTCCTCGCGGATGCGGTCATGGTCTGCGGCCTGTCCATCCATCCGCGCCCGTAGCTCCGCTACCTGGGCGTGAATCGGGCTGTCGGCGGTCTGCGGCTGGTCGCTCATGCGGCCCCTCGATCCCTATGCTGCCCGGGATGATGGGGAGCGGGCCGGGAGGGAGTCCGGGGGGCGGGGGTCAGGTGCTACCGCATCCGCATGCGCGTGCGGCGGCCGCGCGGATGCCGAGGGCGCTGCTGCTCGGCCTGGTCCTGGCGGCGGCGGTCGCGGCTGACGACGTCCGGGCTGGTGTCGCGGTTCGCCCAGGGCGGGGGGTTGCTCCAGTCGACCTTTTCGGCGCCCAGGATGATCGCGGCGGCGCGGTTGTATACGCTCAAGTCCAGGGCCTCGTTGCGCTTGCGCACCTGCTGCCAGCCTTTCTCGGTCCGCCGCTCGGCCAGGAGCTCGTCCAGCCACCATCCGCCGAGCCATTCCGGGATGTGGAGGTAGCCGGGGCCGGGCTCGGGGCGCTGCAGGCTCGACCAGACGGCATCCTTGAGCTGGTCGGTATTGAGGCTCCAGACCGGCACGTCGCCGCGGGAGCCGGCGCCGCGATCTTTCCGGCCGGTGGAGTCGGGGTAGCTCTTCCGCAGGCGCGGGGCGGTGCGCTGGCTCGCCCCCTTCACCAGGACCACGCGGTTCTGCTGGCCAGCTCGGCGCAGGCGGCGCCACCAGTCGTAGGCCCGCTCGGTGACGCCGGCCTCGCCGCCGGAGTCCACGGCCACCAGGCGGGGGCGGATCTCGGTCTCCGGATCGCTGGTCCGGTAGGTCGCCTCCACCACTTCGCGGGTGAGGACGTCCCAGTCCTCGGGGTGGCCGGCCGGGTCGATGGGCGCGGGGTCGCCGTCGGGGCCCTGGCGGTCGGACTGCCGGATCTCGCGGCGGTCGATGGGCCACTGCTCATGCCCGGCGCCGTGGGCGTAGACCTCGACGATGAAGCGGGGGATCTCGCCGCCCTGGACGTCGACGGCCGCGGTCACGAAGGCGGCCTCGTCCGGGACCACGTAGCGCTCCAGCGGTTCGCGCCGCTCTTCCAGCCACTCGCTGCCGCCGCGCTCGGCGAGCTGGGCTCGGGGGATGTAGGGCGCCGCCATGTCCACGTTGTGGGCGTTCTTGAGCGCTTCCTCGTCGCCGGTGCGCTGGTAGGTGTCCTCGGCCGTCAGGTAGGCGTAGACGATCCCCTCCCAGCTGGCGAAGGCCGCGAACCAGCCGGCCATCCAGAAGCTCGCCCGGCGGTTGGTGCGCGGCTCGCCGTAGACCTCGCCGGCCGGCGTGATGTGCTGCCCCTCGCGCAGCCAGCGGGCCGAGCGCTTGAAGTCCCGCTCGCGCTCCTGGCCGATCACGGCGCCGCACTCGGTGCAGATGAGGCCGGCGCCCTGGGCGCGATCGTCGATGGTTCCCTCATCGGGGATCCAGACCGCCTCGGGGCCGGGGGCCGGGGCGAAATACTCGCCGCACTCCGGGCATCGGCCGTAGAGCATGCGGCGGTCGCCGGTGTTGTAGAGGCCCAGGATCCCGCGACTGGGCGGCGCCTCGTGCGGAGTCGACGGACGCCAGCGGGGATCCAGGACGGGGCGGGAGGGCGAGGACTCGGCCATGGTCATGCCGCGGGAGAGGAAGGTGGTCGTCCGCTTCTTCGCCAGCTCGAACGGCGACCCCTCGCCACCGACGTCCTCCGGCATGCGGTCGTAGTCGGTCAGGGCCATGCGGCCGATGGCGCGGCCGGCGAGCTGGTTCTTGCTGGGCCAGCCGATGGAGAGGATCGCGCCGTTCCGCCAGGTCTTGTCGTAGGTGTTATCCGCGTGGCCCGGTAGGGCCTTATCCCGGAGATCCGGCGAATGCGTGATGAGGCGGTCGATGCGGCGCCGGCTGAAATCACGGGCCGTATCCTGGGCGGTCTGGACGACCATCTGGTCGGCCGGGTCGCAGGTGGCGGTGTGCGCTACCCAGTTGTCGACAAGCATCTGCGTCTTGCCGCTCTGCGCCGGGCCGACGAAGATCACGGCCTCGTACTCCCGGGCGGTCAGGCACTCGGCCGGCTCCATCATGTAGTGCGGCAGTTCGTTGCTCCACCACCCGGAATATCCGCCCGGCACGTCGAGATAGACGTACTGCTCCGCCGCCTCCGGCACCGTGAGCCGGCGCGGGGGCCGCAGGATCTCGGCAGTGTCCCGCAATACGGCCGCCGCGCTCCCGTAGCTACTCACCGACGGCCTCCTCGGGATCATCCGCTTCCTCGTCGCCTAGCTGGGCGTATAGATCCGACCGGATCCCGTCGACCACCCGCTGGACCTCCGCGACCTGGTGACCGCTAAGCCCCGCCTCCCGCTCCACCACGTCGGTGAGTGTGTCCAGGGCGCTGCTCACCCGCTTGAAAGCCGCCGCGAAGGTCCGCGCCACGTCCTCGTGGGGGATGAGCTGGCCGACCTTGCTCTCGTAATCGAGCCTCCTGATCTCGGAGGCGTACCAGCGATCCCGGTCAGAAGGGTCCATCTGGTCGGGGTCGGCCGGGCCATCGCCGGGCTCGCCGCCGCCCTGGGCGCCGAACAGGGCCGGGCAGGCATCCCCCAGGGTGTAAACCGGGTGCCCTTTGCGGGTCGCCGACGGCTGCACGGAAGCCAGTCGCTTGCGGACGGTATCCCGCGCCAAACCGGTCTCTCTGGCGAGTCGGCTTATCGAGTACAGCGAAGCCTCAGAAATGGATGCCACCGATGACACTAGCTAGACTCCACGCATGCCGGGTTCGTCACCCCCCGATCTCAAGCAGGCCGGGCGTTCCACGAGAACTGCTGGCGACGACCTGACGAGACTGAAAAAATTGTCGAAAACCGCGCGCTTCGTTCCCCGTGGTAGGTAGCCACACCCCCAGGGACCCCGTCACTTCTGGACCTCCTGGCGGCGCGGATGCTTTGCCTTGTACGCATCCACGATAGCCTGCTGCTGATCCAGCACCTTTTGCACAGTCTTACGGCTCATATGGAGCCATCGAGCGATGGTTTTGGTTTCAACTCCGCGTGCGGCCATCTCGCAGATGTTGTCATGCAGGCGGCTGCGCTCCATCTCTTGCTGGATCTCGCAGGTGCTCGGGAGTTCGATATTCTCGCCTCCCATCATGTCACTGATTTCCTTGGCCTTATCTGGACCGACAATCAGCGCGATGAGATGCCCCTCATCCATGCGCTCGGGGACGTGGAGCGTCTTCCCGCCCAGCCGCGCCGCCAATCGGGCCGCCGAGTACCAGCCAACGACCTCCGCGACCGCCTCCATAGCCCCGTCTCGGGTGTACTCTTCTCCTTTCATTCGTCCTCATCCCCTATGACTGCCGCTTCTGTCATGCAGGCCGCGCCGCTCTGCGGATCGGCCGGTGCCTCGTGGTGCCGCTCTGGTGCCGCCGTGACTCCCTGTGGAACAACCCCCTCCCCCTGGTGATCGCGATTGCCTGCCCCGGTGACCTCGGCCTCCCATGCCTCCAGGGCCGCGCGCTGCTCCGGGAGGTAGTCGTAGCGGTCGTAGATCCCGCCCACCGACTGGTCGACGTGGTTCAAGATGCGGTCCTGGACGGCGCGGCCGTGGCCGAGTCGGCCCAGGTGGGTGGCCACGGTGCGCCGGAGGTCGTGGGGCGTTGACCGCTCCAGGTTCGCCGCCTCCACGGCCTGGCGCATGGCGTGGCGCAGGGTGTCGCCGGAGATGGGGATCACCCGCTCGCTGCACCGGATCCGCCTCGCCTCGCGGATGAGCTCCACCGCCCAGGCCGTCAGGGGCACGACGTGGGCGTGGCCGTTCTTGGCTTTCGCCGCCGGGATCTCCCAAAGGCCATCACCCAGCTGCAGATCGGAGGCGGCCATCTCCAGGACCTCCCCGCCGCGCTGGCCGGTGGCGAGGATCAGCTCCAGGGCGATGCGGGGCAGGGCGGTGGAGGTGGCCAGCTCGGCGCGCAGGGCGGCGACCTCGTCCATGGTCAGCACGCGGTCACGGCTCTGGGCGGCCGGGAGGCGGATCCGGGCGGCCGGGTTGTCATCCCTGACGCCGCGCTCCACGGCGACCTGGAGGAGTCGACGGAGGACCGCGTGGGTCTTGGACGCCATCGCCGGGGCGCCGCGCTCCCGTACGGCGTCGACGGCGGCCACGCAGTCCCGGCGGGTGAGGGTGGCGACGGGGCGGTCGCCGATGGCCGGCACGATCTCGCGCTCCAGGATCCGCGCATCCTCGCGCCAGGAGCGCTTGGCGGGACGCGCCCACGCCGACAGGTACTCCCGGGCGAAGGCCTCCACGGTGACCGCGTCGGCCCCGGCCGCCCGGGCGCGGACCTGGTCCCGCTGGCGCCGCGCCTCTCGCAGCCCCATATCGGGCCAGCGGCCCACCGTCTCCCGCCTCTTCCTTCCGCGCTCGTGGTAGTAGACCGCCCAGCTCCGCGTCCCGGAGGGCAGGACGCGGAGGACCAGGCCCTCGGAGTCGTACAGCTCGTAAATACTAGACCGGGGGCGGGCCTCTTCGATCTGCGCTCGGGTCAGCATCGCTGGGCTACTCCTCGCCGCGCGGTCCGGGCTCTGGCCGCCGAAGGCTCGACCACTCCCGGTGGCGCGGGCGGGTGCCGCGCAGGGCTCGCGCCCACTCGCCGTCGAGGTAGCCGCGGCAGCCCTCCCACCCCTCCGCGCTCATCGTTTCGGAGTCGGCGGCGGGCTGCTGGTCGGCGTCGTGGCGCGGATTGCTGCCGGTCGTGGTGCCGGGCATGGTGCCGATCCGCCCGCCCATCGGGCCGACCGCTCCGGCATCGGCCTCGGCCCGGCACTCCCTCCAGGAAAGCCAGGCTCCGTACAGGGCCATGGCGAGGAATGCGGCCGAGACGGCGGCGGCCGCCAGGCAGTAGATGGAGAGGATCATTCTTCGCTCCCTTCGCTCCAAGAAAGCATGTACTCGACCCCGCGAAACGTGACGGCCTTGATCGTCCTTTGGCCCTCGAAGAAGTCCGTCCGGCGGCCGAGAAGGCGGGCAACCAGCAACCGCTTCCGGGAGGATTGAAAAGTAGCCACGGCGGCGGCGGCAGCTCTCTTCCTTGGGCCGTCTCCGAAGGCCGCCTCGACACGGAGGCCCGCCCTCATCACGGCCGCCCGGAATCTCTCCAGATCGTCATTCAGTCTCTCGCTGCCCCTCGCGCGGTAACTCATGCCCGGGCCTCCTCGCCTACCTGGGCGCAGTCGTTGTTGGGCCGCCGGCGCAGCTGGACGCGGATCGAATCCAGGTGGCGGCGGGCGGTTTGCCGGTCGGCCGGCTGGGCGGCGCCGGGGGACTGGGGCAGGCCCTCGGGGACGGCGTCGGCCAGGGGCTCGCCGGCGCGGTAGCGGCGGCAGGCGTCCTCATACGCGCGCCGGTAGGCAGGCCAGGTGGTGCGGGGCTGCTCGTGGCTGAGCGCCCGGAAGCCGACGGCCCGGGCGGCGTCGATAACCGTCGGGTGGCTCCACTGATGGCGGGACGGGTGGTAACTGCCCTCGCAGGCCTCGCGGTAGGCGGCATCCACCGTCGGCAGACCATCGCCGACCGCCTCCAGGGCGAGGCGGCGGAACTCAGGCAGGGATGGCGGCCACTCGCCGGTCGCCCCGGTGGCGCAGGCCGTGATCGCGCCGGAGATCGCAGCGCCATCGAGGTCGGCCAGTGCGCGGGCCCAGGTGTCGCCGGTGGAGGTCAGCCGGGTCTTGTCGTCACTACGGGTCGGGCGCTGCCCTTTGTCGGACGTCCACTTCGGCCCGTATATATCGCCCATCCGGGCCCAGACCCGGGCGACCCACGGGACCGATAGGCGCGGCTGCTCGTCCTCACAGCTCCCCGCGCCGCTCGAGTTCGGCGATCTCGTCGAGGTAGTCCTCTCGCTCGTCGGACTGACTTCGGCGGCGCGCTCCAGCACCTCCGCCACCTGCTCGGCCGACTGATCCACTTCCTGCATTGCTCTGCTCCTGCTGCCTGGTCTGCATCGCGTCACGGATGGGTCCCGCCAGATACTCCGGGCCGTAGTCGCTCATACCCCGGGCATCCACGGCCGCTATGGCGGTCTGCACGTCCCCTGGTGTGACTCCCTCGCCAGCCAGTGAGGCCGCCATACGGACGACTCGGGTGGATTGGAGACGCTGTAGTCCCCACCGGCCGGTGCGCGATAGCTCCTCGATCACGACCTTGGCGCCACCCAGGGCTGCTACGCTCCCGGCCGACTCACTGGCATGCTCGCTGCTACGCGCGCCCGCGCCCGAGGGGGAGCGGGGGGATCGGATCCCGGATCCCGGAGGTGTGTCGGCTTTTGGGTTCTCGGGGGTGTGCGGGATTGTGTCGGCTTCTTCGCCAGATTCGCCGAGTGGTGCGGGCTCTGGCGTGTCGGGATGGGGGTGTCGGGATTGTGTCGGGATAGTGTCGGGTTTTTTCTGCGCGGAGTCGTCCGTCTGCGCCATCAGGCAGCGGAAAACGAGGCGCAGCCCGGCACTCTCCATCGAGACCAGGCCGGCGCGCTCCAGCCATCCGGCGTACCGCCGCACCTGCTCTTTGCTAGGCGCCCCAGACCCCTTCAGGCCCTGGTGAGGCTCCACGTATAGCGCCTCGCCCAGCGACTGCCAGGACACCCGCCGCCGGATGCCAACGGTCCCGGAGGCGTAGTCCATATGCGGCCGGAGCGCGGTCAGGTACAGCACCTGAGCCGGATAAGGCAGCCCGCTCAGCGCCTCCAGCTCGGCGGCGGTGATGCGCATATCAGCCGGCATGGGGTCCTCCTTTATCGTCTCCTATGAGAGAGAGGACGGACCGAGGGAAAGGTGCGCCGCCTAGATCACGCATGGGCGGACTCCCGCACGGCCCCGCGGCGGCTCTCCGCCTCCCGGTATCCGGCCAGCCAGCGCTCCCGCCACTCCGGGTTGCCGGACTCTGGGTGATGGCTCGGCGGCTCGCGGTCGCATCCCCACACCTCCGCCCAGTACCCCGCGATCCACGGATCCGGGCCGGCATAGGAGGCATCCTTGCTGGTCCGCCTACTGCCCATAGACCCGCGCCTCCCTTTCCAGACGCTCGGCACAGTCGATACAGACCTGGCAGCCCGGGATCGCGGCGCGGCGGTCGTCCGGGATCGGCTCGGCGCACTCCAGCGCCGACTCCCCGGCCGGCGCCGACTCCGCCCGCTGCCGCATCGCCTCCGCGGTCACCTGGGCCTCCCGTTCCTGGGAGTGGTCGGTGCTATCCGGCATCCCGGCCGCCCTCCACCGCGTAGAGATGCACCGTCTCCTCGTCGTCCAGGACGGCCGAGAGGCGCTGGATCCAGGTGGTGAGCTCCGCCTGGGCGTTCGCGATCTGGCTCAGCGCCCGGCCGACGTGCGGCCGGTCGTGCTCGTCCACCACACCGTCCGCCACGATGGGCGCCAGCGCCTCCACCGCCGCCCCGGCCGTGCGGAGCAGCGCGCCCGCGTCGGTCACCGTCGCCTCCGCGCCCTCCTCCGGCAGCCGAGCGCCGAGCAGCCCCATCCGCCGCGCCAGCTCCCGCCGGCAGCCGGTGGACCACTCCCCGCCCAGGGCCGATACCCAGGCCTCCTCCAGCTCCACCGGCAGCGCGTTATCGCCGCGAAGATACCGCTCCACCCGCTTGCGGGCCGAGTCCACCAGCCGGCTGTACTCATCCGCCGACTCCGCCTGGTCCGGGTCCGGCCAGGGGAGCGACTGCTGATCCGGCGGCACCGTGGCCCGGTACTGCTCGCCCACCCGCAGGGCGAAATCGCGCTCGCTGCTGCCGGTGCGCTGGATCATCTGCTGCGCCCAGGCGACGAGCGCCGCCTGACGGGTCGGGGCGGGTGTGGGTCCTTGGTCGGACGTGGCGCTGGGATCAGCCATGGATCATCCTCCGGGTGTGATGACGGAGCGGCGGCGTCATGCGGCGCCGGCGCTAAACAGGTCAGGACGGATCACGTACCGCAGCTCCAGGTAGCGCGCAGGCGGGATAGGAGCATTCTTGGGCCATTGCGAGACCGCACTTTTGGTGACCCCGAATAGCTCCGCGAGCTCGCGCTCCAGGCTGATGCCGAGCAAATCCATAACTTCGGCTTTTGTAGGTGCTCGATCCTTGTCCATGGCTGGACAGTTTAGAGGCGTCAACCATGCAGTCAACCCCGCTAAACTCCGAGTTCATTACTCTGCACGCCATGAAACGGCCCACCCCCGACTGGAATGAGCGGCTACGGCAGGCCCTGCAGGAATCCGATCTCGCCCACGGGTCGGAGCTGGCTGCGCGCGTAGGGCTCAGCAAGGCGACGATCAGCCAGTGGATGAGTGGCGGCATCGAGCCGCGCTACTCCAGCATCGTCCCGGTCGCGCATACCCTGGGAGTGAGCCCGGACTGGCTGCTCTACGGAGAGGGCGGCAAGCACGCCACCGGATGGTCGGGAGTCAGGGAACCCGGCGCGACGCGGATGATCCCCGTCATCAGCTGGGTGCAGGCGGGGAGGCCAAAGGAAGCGGTGGACATCTACGCCGAGGGGGATGGATTCGACGAGGTCCCGGTCTCCGGGACCATGGCTTACAAGCTGGGGCGGTACGCCTTCGCCCTGGAGATCGAAGGCGACTCCATGGAGCCGGAGTTCCGGGAAGGGGAGTCGATCATCGTCGACCCCGACGCCTGCGTCCGCCCTGGCGACTACGTCGTGGCCCGGGTGGACTCCGGCGAGGTCACCTTCAAGAAGTACCGGGACCGAGGCCACGACCGAGACGGCGCCCCGGTCTACGAGCTAGTCCCGCTGAACGACAACTACGCCACCATCTCAGTGGACGCCGACAACCCGGCCGAGATCGTCGGCAAGGTCATCAGCCACCAGCGCCAGTTCTGAGAAGGTTCTCCAAGACCGCCTCGAACTTGCCGGCCGCCGCCTCCGGCCTGGAATAGACCCCGGCCGCGACCGAATGCCTCGCCTCCACCCGGAGCGGCCGGCTCTTCTCAGGGAAGTAGCGGACCGCCGCGACCGCGCCCTTCTTCACCCGCCCATTCTTGAACACCCCATGGACTGACAGCTCCTCCGGCTTCCGGTGGATCACCCACCCGTGCGCCTCCGCCTTCCTCGCCATCGGCTCCAGGTAGTCCAGTAGCTCCTCCACGTCGGCATCCGCCACGGCCTCGTGGCGCTGGTGCGCGTCCCCGGCCGGCGGTGGTGGCGGCGCCGGCTCCGCATCAATCCCCAGCAGATCCCACAGCTCGCCGACCTCCCCGGTATCCGCGTCCAGGACGTCGCCCACGATCCGCTCCGGCTTGAGCGCGCGCGGGGCCGCCCGCTTGAGCGAATAGCCCTGGAGCGTCACCTGGCCGCCCGCCTTTCGTACCACCTTCCCGGCAATGAGATCGCGGCGGGTTCGCTCGCCGCCCGCGGTCAGGTAATCGAACTGGAGCCGCTTCTCTCCCCTCCACAGAACCGCCTCGACTGACATATTCGCCTCCTGCGTTGGCCAAAGTTCAATCGTATCGACCACGAGGTTTACGGGGATTGACCAGATCGGTTTACCTCTCTAAACTCCAATCATCGCCACCGACACAGAGGCCAGAGCGATGACCCAGACGACCGACCTGCTCCACGCCCTCCAGGAGGGCCCGCTGACCACCGGCGAGATCCGGGCCGAGCTGGGCATTGGCATGCCCGCGACCCGCGTCTTCGAGCTGCGCGAGCGTGGCCACACCGTGATCACCGAGACCGTCGAGGTCCGCACCCGCCGGGGCGCCTCCCGCGTCGCCCGGTATCGGCTCATCGAAGAGGCGCCGGCCGAGCAGGCCGCGCAGGAAGAGGGGGTAACGGCATGAGCGCATCCATCGCTGAAGCACTGAAGACGATCCGGGACCGCAGCCCCGAGGGCGGCATCACCGTCGCGGCGCTGAGCAACGAGATGGGCAACAGCCTGGATCAGGTCGCCTTCGTGGTCCGCGCACTCTGGCGGCACGGTCGCATCCACCGGGACGCGCGCACCGGGCGATTCCTGTTCGGCGAGAAGCCGGAGCGCGCCCGCCTGGTCGGCACGCTCCACGACTGGCGCAACTTCGTCGCCGGCGCCGAGGTGGCGGCATGACCCGCGTCGACGTCGTCACCAAGCGCCCGGCCGGCGAGATCATCGGCGCGCTGGAGGAAAGCGGCGTGCGCGTGGAGGCCGTCAGCGCCCGCGCCGCCGGGGGCGGCTGCCACCGGTACACCCTCAGCCTGCAGGCGCCCCACGACCACCGCATGACCGAGCTGCAGCGCACCGTCACCGAGAGCGGCGGGCGGCTCCTGGGCACCGTCACCGGCGGGCGCGCCCGGGCCGGTAACGGGCAGGTGGTCCCCATGCCCCGGCGGCGCCGGCAGTACGTCGGCGCCCAGCTGGAGGACGGCCCGGGGCCGGACGGGGGTGTGGCATGAGCGAGCCCGCATCCATGCCCGGGGCCGTAAGCCTATCGACCGCCGCCCGCGCCGCGGTCCTGTGGTACATCGCCATCCAGGACCTTCGCAACTCCATCGAGTTTCTGCCCGCCGACCTCCCGCTGATGGTGGAGCGCTTCGGCGCCCGCCTGCGGGGAGCGGCGGACGTGAGCCAGGGCGACGAGCGCGCCTGGCTCACCTACCTGGCCGACACCGTGGACGCCCTCGCGCTGGACGCGATGCGGCAGGACCGGGAGGGGGTGGCATGAATAGCTACACGATCCGTTTTTTGGTTGCTCTCGCTGGCTTCGTCCTGGGGACTCTGTTCTTGGAAGGCCTGCGGTTCCTGGTTGAGGTGGCGGGATGAACGCCCCGAACGAGGCCTCCGGGCCGCGCATCCTGGACGCCTGCTGTGGGCCGCGCTCCATGTGGTTCGACCCGACAAACCCGGCCGCCGTCTTCGGTGACTGCCGCACGGAGACCCGGGAGGTAACCGACCGCTCCCACGGCCGCGAGGACGGTCGCCGGGTCCTGAAGATCGAGCCGGACGTGGAGCTCGACTTCCGGGCGCTCCCGTACGCCGATGCGTCGTTCCCGCTGGTCGCCTTCGACCCGCCGCACCTGGAGCGGGCCGGCGACCGCAGCTGGATGGCGGCCCGTTACGGGAAGCTCGGCGATGACTGGCGATCGGACCTCCGCCAGGGCTTCTCTGAGTGCTGGCGAGTCCTCAAGCCCGAAGGGACGCTCGTCTTCAAGTGGAACGAAACCCAGGTGCCGCTACGTGAGGTCCTGCCGCTCGCCCCCGGAAAGCCGCTGTTCGGCCAGCAGGCGGGCCGCGCCGGGAAGACCCACTGGCTCGTATTTATGAAAGGGGTTTCCTGATGGACGCCTACGCCCGAAGCCGCACCCCCAAGGAGGAGCGCGACCGCCGCGGCACGCCCTGGCCGGTCTACCACGCCATCTGCACCGAGCTGGGCGTGGAGCCGACGCTGGACGTCTGCGCCGAACCCGAGACCGCCAAGGCGCCGAACTACTGGACGGCCGAGGACGACGCCCTGGCGCGGCCGTGGCCGAAGAACGAGGTCTGCTGGATGAACCCGCCCTACAGCGACCCCGGCGCCTGGTGCCGTAAGGCCGCCCATGAGGCCTCCCACGGCTCCATCGTCATCGGCCTGCTGCCGGACGACCGCAGCACCGAGTGGTATCAGAACGCGGTCCACCCCAACGCGAGCGCCATCTACATCACCACCCGCCGGATCGCATTCCTGGACGCCAACGGCCAGCCCCAGGAGGGCAACCCCAAGGGCTCCATCGTGCCGATCTGGACCCCGTGGCGCGTAGAGGCCCCGGCCGGCGGCGTAATCGCGATCCCCGACAAACGCACCCAGAAGGAGGCGGCATGCTGAGCCCCGACCAACTCATGGATCTGGTGATCCGGCCCACGCTGGCCCACCTGGACCCCGAAATCCCGCACACCGAAGAAGCCGAGGAGCTGCTGCTCGGCACCGCCATCACCGAGAGCGGTTTGCAGTACCTCCAGCAGCTCGGCGGTGGCCCCGCGCTGGGGCTGTGGCAGATGGAGCCGGCGACCGAGAGGGACATCTGGGACAACTTCCTGGGATACCGTGGCGAACTGGAGTTAGCAATTGACGGGCTGGAGGGCCGGCGGACGCTCGCTAAAGCAGGAGGAGCGCTCACCGGTAACCTTTTCTACGCCGCCGCAATGGCCCGCGTCCACTACTACCGCGTCTCCGAGCCCCTGCCGCTCTCCGGCGACCTGGAGGCCCAGGCGGACTACTGGAAGCGCCACTACAACACCGACCAGGGCGCCGGCACCGTCGAGCACTACATCGAGGCCGTCACCGAGGCCCTGCACTCCGGCGAAGACGAGGTGACGGCATGAACTGGCCTGTTCACAACCTAATCGGGCACCCGGCGATGCAGCTCCTGCGCTGGGCAGGTGCCCGCGAACTGGCACAGCGGGTTCATGACGGGACGCTTCCGGAAGAGGAGCGGGCGGTTTTCTGCTCCTGGCAGGAGGGGGCCGAACTGATATTCGGCACGTCCTGCGGGCGCGAGTTCTGGACGGAAGATGCCCGCCCCACGGAAATGGGTATGCGCCACTGCCCCTTCTGCGGGCGGCCATTGGTTGAGGCGGAGACTCCCCCCGAGGAATGCGGCACCGACGTGAGCTGGGGCCGAGACGAGGAAGTGGCATGAACATTCCCAGCAAAACCACCACTTCGGTCCGCCTGGACCCGGCGACTTCCACGGTGATCTGGTTTTTATACGGGGTGAGGTTCAGGGAATGGGAAATGGTTAACGGGCCAGTTTACACGGATGGCTGCGGAAACCTTATCAGAATCCGGAAATAAGGACGGAAGGAATGAGCGTGAAAGGCACCCTCATCAATCTATCCGTCAACGGTCGCTGCACGACTTGCATGGTCTGGCGCGACGTGCCGGGCGGGGTAGCGGTGACCTGCCCCTGGTGCGGGGCCGTTGTACGGATCCCGCCGATGACCGTTACAGACCGAACAGGAGGGACGCAGTGAGTGAACGGACCGAACACCCCATCAGAATCGGGAAATAAGGACGGAAGGCATGAAGCTGAAAGCAACCCTCACCAATATAGCGATCAACGGATCTATCGCCGGCCTCGTCGGTGCGAGCTACTGGGGCGGCCAGGAATGGGCCGGGAATATTGCAGCGGTAATTGTCTGGGCGCTGATTCCGATGATGATCCTCTCTGGCTTTTCCTTTGCCGAGAAGCCGCCCAAGGAAGAAGAAAAAGCGCACAGGTGGGTCTATTTCCCGGCATCCATCGGCGCCGGCGCAACTCTTGCCGTTGCGGGCTGGACGGTGGCCGGCGTGGCTTACCTGCTCTCTCTCTTGTGGATCAACATCGCCGCCAAGGCGGGGGAGGCGCAGGCATGCCGGAACTCCTGACCACCCACGCCCCCGCGCTCGCCATGCTCCTGGTCGGCCTCGCCTGCCACATCCTCGCCCGGGTCGTCGAAGCCCGAGAGAGCGGCGACGGCCAGACCCTGGCCGGCTGGCTCTCCCAGCGGCCGTACAAGACCGCGCTCGCCGCCGGCGGAGCGCTCGCCGCCTACGGCGTCCTGGCGGAGACCGGGCAGCTCTCCCTCCTGACCGCATTCGGCGCCGGCTACCTGGCCGACTCCGCGCTGGAGATGGTCACCGCTCGCGCCCGCCGGGCCGTTGGGGGCGAGGCATGAGCCGCATGGCCCTGGGCGCCGCCGGCGTCCTCGCCCTGGTCGCGGCCGTCCTCTGGTGGCAGTACCAGGCCACCGCCGAGGACCTGGCCGTGGCCGAGAAACGAGTCCAGGCCCACCAGAACGCCGCCGAGCGTACCCGGGAGGCCCTGGAACAGCTCCAGGCCGAGCGCGAGCGCGCCCAGCAAGCCGTGGCCGACGCCCGCCGGCGCCGCCTCGCCATCGAGAACGAAGCCCGGCAGCTCCGGGCCGAGATCGACCAACTGCAGGAGACCGACGATGAGGTGGACCAGTGGAGCCGCCGCCCTCTGCCTGATGCCCTTGCTGACAAGCTGCGGGGGCTCGGAAGTGGTGACGCAGACCGAGACCCAGCGGGTGACGCCGCCGGCGGAGCTGATGGAGACGATTCCGGTGCCGGCCCTGATGGGTAGCACCAACGGCGCGCTCCTGTCCTGGGCGCTGACCATGCGCCAGGTCATCCGCGCCGACAACGCCGACCGCCGCGAGCTGCGCGAGTGGGCCGAGGAAGAGGAGGGCGAGGAGTGAGGCGCGTAATCATCGAAAGCCCCCACGCGGCCGACACCGACGAACAGCTCCAGCTCCACGCCGAGTACCTGCGGGCGGCCAAAGAGGACTGCATCGCCCAGGGCGACAGCCCCTACGCCAGCCACGGCCTGCTGACCGACGTACTGGACGACCGGGACCACGCGCAGCGCGCCACCGGCATCGCCGCCGGCCTCGTCTGGGGCGAGGTCGCAGACGCCACCGTCGTCTACACCGACCTCGGCGTAACCGAGGGAATGCAGCAAGGCATCGACCACGCCACCCGCCACGGCCGCCCGATTGAATACCGCCAGATCGGCCGCGGCTGGTCCGCCCCGGCCGCCGCGTACACCGACGACAAGTGGGCGCTGGAGGCCGACGAGCCGTGAGCTACCGCCGCTGGACCGAGATCGAGGAATCCTGGCTCGAGGTGATGTACCACGACACCCCGAACACCGTGATCGCCGGCCTCCTGGGTCGGCCGGCGCGGGCCATCGGCCAGAAGGCCCGGAAGATGGGCCTGACCAAGGATCCGGACATGAACGCCGGCCGCTTCCCCGCGGGGCACAAGCCCTGGAACAAGGGCCAGCGCTGGATCGCGGGCGGCCGGAGCGCCGAGACCCGCTTCCAGCCCGGGCAGACGCCGCACACCTGGCACCCCGTCGGCACCGAGGTCCGCGACCCGGACGGCTACTGGAAGCGGAAGATCAGCGACCGCCGTGACCGGCCGGCCAGGTTCAACTGGCGCTACATCCATCGGATTGTCTGGGAAGAGCACAACGGCCCCATACCCGAGGGCCACATCGTCATCTTCCGCGACGGCGACCGAGACAACCTGGACCCGGCGAACCTCGAGTGCATCAGCAAGACGGATAACGTCCGCCGCAACGGGATCTGGACCCGATACCCGCACGCGCTGGCCCACGCCATCATCCTGCGCGGCCAGCTCAAGCGCCGCATACGAGAAGCCGAGGAGGCAGTGTGAAGAACAAAATGGACGATCTCCGCGATCACCTATTCGAGAGCCTGGAGCGCCTGCGGGACGCCGACGACACCGAGACGCTGGACCGCGAGACCCGCAAGGCCAAGTCGATCAACGACACCGCCGCGCGGCTCATCGACAGCGCCAAGGCCGAGGTGGAATACCTCGAGGCCACCGGCCAGGACAGCGGCAGCGCATTCCTGGCCGGCAACCAGCGCTCGCTCCCGGAGCCGAAATCGTGAAGCTCGACCGCTGCCCCGTCCCCGCCCGGGTCGCCCCGGGCCCCGGCGGATACCACCAGCTGATCGGCGTCTACGGCCTGGAGGTCTCCGGCCAGTATGACGGCGGCCGGATCTTCTTTTCGGGTGGCGACTGGCACTGCAACTACCACGCATGGGACGTGATGTGGATGGCCCACCGCCGCGCCGTCCGGCGGGAGACCTGGCACACCTGGCAGCTCGGCCGGGGAGGCACGCCGGCGGAGCAGCGCGCCAGCGACACCATGATGGACGCCATGATCCGGTCCACCGAGGAGCGGACCTTCCGCGCCCCGCCGCCGATGATCGGCGTGGTCCAGCTCCAGGACGGCACCTGGATCAATGCCGGCCCCATCGACGACCGGCTGACCGGCCCGCGCTGGACCACCCGGCGCGAGGCCCTGGCCGCCGGCGCCGCCACCCTGCTGGCCCAGGTGCAGCGCCTGCGCCTGGCAAACGTGGCCACCGTCCGCCGGTGGGCGGAGCGGGTAGTGGGCGGCGCCATCCCGCCGGACAGCCGAAACCGTGGACGCCACGCACAACACACCAGCGAGCCGGTACAGCTCGCCCTCGCGGTATAGGAGAGACCCATGGAGAACAGTGATCAGATAAACCACGGCGGCGCCAGCAATAAGCAGGCGAAAGACTACCGTGGACGCCCCATCAAGGGGTGGGAGGTTAAGGGTTATGAGGACGCAGCCGAGACGCTTCCGGCCGATCCCCAGGAGGCGGTGGAGCGGGCATTCCGGGCTGGTGAGCATGAACAGGTGGACCCATCCGATGCACCGACCTCGGTGACGGTCGTGGGGTATGTCCCGATGGCCCTCCCGAGCGAACAGCGGATGGCCGATTTCATGCTGACCCACCTCTACGAGTGGCTTGGTGAGGAGTACGGCCCCGACCCGAGCATTGGTGACGAGGAGATGCAGGCCAACCAGGCCGACCCGGCGATCTGGGATAAGGCCCGGGAACTCGTGGCCATGGTCGGCGAGCAGTATCCGGTCTGGCCCTGCGAGCCCTCGGAGGTCGAGATCGAGGTCGACCCGCGGGAGTACCTCGAGGAATGAACAGAAAAAGCAGAGCGGAGTAAAAGTTATGGCATCCCGCGGAGTGAACAAAGTCATCCTCATCGGCAACCTCGGCGCCGACCCGGAGGTCCGCTACACCCAGAACGGCACCGCCGTCGCCAACCTGCGCCTGGCCACCAGTGAGCAGTGGAAGGACAAGCAGACCGGCGAGAACCAGGAGCGCACCGAGTGGCACCGGGTATCCCTTTTCGGCCGGCTGGGCGAAGTGGCCGCCCAGTACCTGAAGAAGGGATCCAAGGTCTACATCGAGGGCAAGCTGCAGACCCGCAAGTGGCAGGCCCAGGACGGCTCGGACCGCTACACCACCGAAGTGGTGGCCAACGAGATGCAGATGCTCGACAGCCGGGGAGGGCAGGGCGGTGACCAGGGCGGCCAGACCGCCGGCGGCCAGCAGGGTCAGGGGCAGCCCGCCGGCCAGCAGACCGGCAACGGCTTCGACCACATGGACGACGACATCCCCTTCTAGGATATGGGAGACCTCATGCACCCGATCTTCATCGACACCGAGACCACCGGCTTCCGAATAAGCGCCGGCCACCGGATCATCCAGCTGGGCGCCGTCGACGGCGCCGGCGGCGAGAGCCTGTGGACCGTGGACCCCGAGCGCGAGAGCGACGACGGCGCCTACGCGGTACACGGCCTCAGCCGCGAACAGCTGCGAGGGCTCCCGCGCTGGCTCGACGTGGCCGTCGACATCCGGGAGGCCCTGGACGGGGCCACGCTCATCGCCCACAACGCCCCCTTCGACATCGTCCACCTGCTGACCGAGTTCGACCGGGCTGACGAGCGGCCCCCAGCGATCTCCGGGGTCATCTGCACCCAGACCCTGGCCCGCCGGGTCCTGCCTGATCTCGAAGAGCAGGCCGAGGGCCTGCGGATCTACAGCCTGGACAACCTCGCCCTCTACTACGGCGTCGACCGGGGCCAGCGCGACCAGCGCCACGATGCCCTGGACGATGCCCGGATCCTGCGCGACGTCTACCGGCACCTGGAGCGCGACACCTGGATCCGGAGCGCCGACCCCCACGACCTGGAGGAAGCCGAATCGTGAGCCTCTGCCTGACCGCCGATGAGCTCCAGGAGCTGACTGGCTACCAGCTGCCGGCGTATCAGCGGGGATGGCTGGAGCGCAACGGGTGGACCTACGTCGAGGACCGCGTCGGCCGCCCGCGCGTCAGTCGGGCCCACGCCGAGCAGATGCTTGCAGGGGGCAGCGGGTCCTCCGCTCGTCCCGAGCCGGACTTCGCCAGGCTGAGGAAGACCGGCTAACATGGAGGGTATGGGGCGACAAAGGACGAACGGCGCGGGGCTACCGCGCCGGATGCACTGGAAAAACGGAGCCTATCGCTACCTGACCTCCGGCCGGGGCGGTAAGGGGCGCCGGTGGATTCGTCTGGGCACCACCTGGGAAGAGGCCCTGGCCGAGTATGCGCGCCTCGAGGCCGAGATGGGGGAGGTGCCACCCGGGAGCGTGGCCGCGACCATCGCCCAGTACAGGGCCGAGGTCCTGGTTGAGAAGGCCGCCAACACCCAGTCCTCCTACGACGTGTGCCTGCGCCGCCTGGAGCAGGTCTTCGGCCACATGCCCATCCAGGAGATCCAGCCCCGCCACGTCGCCCGATACCTCGACGAACACTTCAGCCACTCAGCAGCCAACCGGGACAAGTCCGTCCTATCCTCGGTGTACGCCTACGCCTTGCGGCGGGGGCTGGCTGACCGAAACCCATGCAGGGACGTCCGGAGCTTCCCGGAAAAACCTCGAGAGCGATACGTCACAGACGCGGAGTTCCGGGCGGTTCGGAGTCACGCATCGGCGTCGATGGCGTTGGCCATGGATCTGGCCTACATCACGGCTCGGCGGAAGAGCGAACTGATCGCCCTGCGCTGGAGCGACGTCACCGAGGACGGCCTGCGCATACAGCCCAAGAAGGGCGGCCGGCCCCTCGTCCTTCGCATAACGCCGGCCCTTGCCAGCGCCCTGGAGCACGCCAAGAACCTGAACAGGCGAACCGTCCCCAGCGTCTACATCCTGACCTCGTCCCATGGCCAGCCGTACACCTCTGGCGGCTTTGGCTCGACCTGGAGGAACACCATCAAACGAGCTATGCGCGCCGAAGACATCGCCGAGAGCTTCACCTTCCACGACCTACGCGCCAAGAGCCTGACGGATTACCATGAGCGCGGAGAAGACGCGCAAGCCCTGGCCGGACACCGGAGCCGGTCGACGACGGAGGCCTACCTCCGCGCCAAGAGCCAGCGGCAGATGAACCCCCTGGACCTCATCGACCCGGACCCCGGCGAGTGA